AGAACGCTCTGCGTTCCGACGCCGTCCTGCACGACGCCGTCGACCGTGTACGTTCCGACAGTCGCGCCCGTGCGCACGGCCATCGTGACGCCGAAGATCACGAGCGTCTTCGTTGCCGGTATCGGGAAGCCGAGGTTGTTCGCGCCCGTCATGATCGCGGCGCCGTAGCCCACGATCGTCGCGTTCACGGCCGTCGGGTTCGGCTGCTGAAAGGCCCACGAGTAGATCGCGGGTTGATACGCGCCGACCCACGCCGTGCCGTTGGAGAACAGCCATCGATTGACGTTCGCCGCGGCGTCGGGGAGCGACGTACCCGTGCTCTTGACGTCGACCCACGACGACGACACCGGGTTGTAGCCCGCCCATCGTTGCTCGTCGTCGACGAACACGAAGTCGCCGCCCGTGAACGCGTAGAAGCGCCACGCGCCGTTGAAGCGCCACGCGTACTTGAGCCCTTGCCCGGCCCACGCGGCGCCCGTCGGCGTCGTCGGCAAGATGTAGAGATCGCCGTCGACGGGAGCGCCGGGTTGTGCCGTCGTCGTGCGCGACTTCACGCGCCCGGACTTCACGGCTTCGAGGAACAACAAGAACTCGTTGGCCGGCACGCGCGCCGACTGAGACTCAGCGATCAAGTTGAGCCCGTATCGGGACGTCATCGTCATAGTGTCATCACCTTCTCGAGCGGCGTGCCGCGCCCCATCGCGATCGAAAGTTGCCACACGCGCAACGTGAACGGCACGCCGACGGGAACGGGCGGGCGTTCGCTGAAGGGTAGCGTCGCGCTCTGGATCGTGAGCGCGCGCCACGTCTTGACGAGCGTTCCGCTGCCGGGCGGGAGCTCGATCTCGGCGTCGTACAGTTCCTTCTCCTCCGCGAGCGGCGGGTCCGTCGTGCCGAACTCGTCGACGATCACGCGCGTGCGTCGGACCCAGTCGAAGCGCACGTCGCCGTTGTCGAGCACGTTGATCGTCGGCGTCGCCGGCGAGAACGGAATCAAGCTCTGCCCTTTGATCGTGAGCGTCACGGAGTCGAAGTCATCGATGTCGCCGCCGACGGGAACGCATCGGAAGAACTTGGTCGTGCCGATCCACGACGGGTTGACGTGGAGTCCGTTCACTTCGCCCTCGACCAAGAGCAAGAACGACTCGCCGCCCGCGTGCGTCGCGATCTTCGCTTCCGTGTTGCGGAGTCCGCGGATGAAGCGCGACAGCGTGTACGTCCGTTCGCCGACGAGCACGGCGTTCATGAACGCAAGGTACTCGCCGCCGATCTTCGCCCGGTTCGCGCCGTTGCGCACGTCGTCTTCGGTTCGCGACGCGAGCGCGCCCGTCACGAGCGTGACCGTGACGCTCGACTTGTCGTCCCACACGTCGGGCGAGATGCCGGCGCCGCCGAGCGGCACCGCGTCCGTCGTTCCGATCTGCGCGTTGATCGGGTTGTCGAGGATGACGGACCAGTCTTCATCATCGTCGGACTTCAGGAAGATCAAGCCGCCGCTCCCGCCGTACACGGCGCCGCCGCCGTAGATGATCGGCCCGTCGGCGGGCGAGCCGCCGCTCGGCGTGAGCACGGGTCCGTCGAAGATCTCGGACTCGGGAACAGGATCTTGCCCGCCGTCGATCACCTCGTTGTCGGGCGGGTTGCCTTCCTCGAGTTGCACGAGCACGTCGCGTCGCTCGCGATACGCTTCGATGCGCAACACTTCGTCGAAGCCGCGCGTGTGCCGCGCGATCAAGAGCAACAACGGATCGCCGTGCGCCTTCGTGCGGATGATGTCGTTCTCGATGAGCGCGATCTCGGACGTCGGCACGTTGAGCTTGAATAGCTGGCGGTTCGCCCATGGCGTCCACAAGAAGCGTCGAGCCATGCCGCGCGCCTTCGCCGAGTTGAGCACGAGCGGCATGTCGACGCTGAGCACGCCCTCCGTCAGATTGTCGCGGCGCCGCTCGCGCTCCGAGCCCGTGAGATCGTCGCGCTCGAGATCGATGTACTTGACGTTCACTTCGTTCGGGAGCGACGAGTCGGGCACGTCGGAGATCTCGAGAAGGCGCGAGCCCTCGTCGGCCGCGTTCTCGTGCGCGACGAGTTGTTCCGGGTCCACGTCGACGATCGTCGCGTTCACGCGCGGAAAGAAGCGGAGCACGCCCGCCGTCGACTCTTGCATCAACAAGTTGTAGGCGAGAAGCAACGGCTGGAGTACGGACGCCGGCGACTGCGGACCCGTCGTCGCGTAGCCGCCGAGCGGCGCCGACACGGCCGACACGTCGTACTCGTTCGTCGCGCGACGTGCGCGCTTCATGATCTTCGCGATCGCGCCCTCGACCGTCGACGTCGTGCCCGTCACGATGAACTGCATTAGCGGCGGACGATTGCCGTAGTTCTCGAGCGCCAACTTCTCGAACACGACGTACGCCACGCCGCGATACGCGGGCGAGTTGCCCGCGCCTTTGTACGACTCGATCAACGGGTCGGGATTCTGAGATGCCGAGCCCGTGTAGAACGTGATCGCGCGGAGGTTCTTCTTCTTGTGCGTCGGCAGCACTTGGAGGAACGTCGCCGCGCTCGGTCCCTCCGCGACGCAAGCGTTGTTCTTGAACACTGCGTACGACGTGCCGAGCGCCGTGTCTTTGTGCGAGTCGAGGCACTTGAACGTGCCGTTGTTCACGGCGTTCGTGAAGCCGGCGACGATGACGTTCTTGTTCGTCACGAGCTTCCCGAGGTTCGGCCCGCCCGACGGCGAGAGCACCTTCATCCGCGACTTGAAGCCCGAGCCGAGCACGGTGACCGTGAGGTTCGATCCCGCGAGTGAGACGTTCGGCGTCGGGTTGTAGAGCACTTTCCCATCAGCGAACACTTTGCCGAACGACGCGACGGGCGTCTCGAGATCGTCGATCGCGACGGCCACCGCGATATGGCAGAAGTAGATCTTCTTCTTGATCGTGCCGCCGCCGCCGCCCTTCCCGCCGCCCGCGTCGACTTCGATCGTTTCCTCGATCAAGTCCGACACCCACAACGTCGTGCCCGCGACGCGCGGCGATCCGCCGACGATCCAGTTCGCGGATGCGCCCTCGTCGTGCGTCGGCCACTTCACGTCTTCGAGCTTCGGACCCGACGGCGTCTCGACGGGGAACAGCCAGTTGATCACGGTCGTGTCGATCAAGCCGCCGAGGATCGCGCCGACGGCGCCGCCGATGGGACCGCCGATCGCCGTGCCGATCGCGCCGAGGATGAGCGACGCCATCAGATCGCTCCTTCTTCACGGAAGCGCCACGCCGAGTGGATGCGATGCCGCCAGTTCTCCGTGACTTCCTGTTCTTCGACGCGGCCGACGTCGTGACCCGTTCCCTTCCGAGCGTACGCGTGGATCATGCGCATCGGCGGGCCGAGATCGCTGACGATCGCGAGATGACGCGGTTCGTTCGGGTGCGGCGGTTCGCGCTTGATCCAGAACAGGAACGCGCACCCGGGCACGACTTCGGCGGGGAGGATGCGCGTCGCGTTCTTCTCCATGCCTTCGATCAACGCGGCGCCGCTCGGCATCCGCCGGTAGTCGAGACGATCGTGATACGGGTGTCCGATCTCGTCGGCCGCTTTCGCGAGCACGCCCGAACAGTCGAGCCCGACCCCGGGCACGCGCCCTTGATGCACGAACGGCGTGCCGATCAACTTGCGCGCGGCCGCGACGAACGCGCGCTCCTTTTCCTCGCGGCTCAACGTCGCCATGCGAACGCTCCGATCACAACCCACGCGAGCACGAACACGGCGAACACGCCGGGCGGCGTGCGCACCATGGCGGGATCGATCGCGTACATCACGCCCGCCACGACGACGAGCACGCCGACCCACACGACGCCGAAGATCGCGCGGCGCGTCACGTCCACCCGCCGAGTCCCGCTCGAGCGCGTTGCCGCGACCACACGTCGCCGCGTTCGACGATCTCGCGCAACGCCGCGATCGCGTCGGGCATCGCGACGTAGCGCCCGCCCTTCAACGTCGTGAACGCGACGACGTCGAGCCGATACAAGATCGCGCCGTCGGGGATCAAGCGGAACGCCGCGGTGCCTTCGTCGTTGGGAGCGTTCATCCTTGCGGCGTCACTCTCAAGATGCGATCGACGCCGGGCACGTCGGGGAAGCCGCCGAAGTTCGGGAACTGGTTGAACTTCGCGACGCACGTCGTTCCGAGCTTGTCGCACCCCGCGACGATCGTGAACACGTCGCCGGGCAAGATGTCGTACGGCGCCGGGAGTTGGAGCTCGATGTCGCGCGTCGACTGGACGTACGTCTTGATCTCGAGTCCGAGCACGCCCGCGTTCTGGCCCGACGTGAACGTGAGATCGCCGCTCCCGAAGTATCCGTTCGTGAAGCCGGCGCCGAGTCCAGCCGCGCGGATGACGCGCCGCTTCTCGCCGTCGAGCATCCCCGTCACGACGACGCCCGCGACCGTGAACGACGCGAGATTCGCGCCGCACCCCGTTCCACCAGGCGGGATGACGCCGAGCTTGTGCCGGCAGTTGCGGCCGAACACGTCGCCGATCTTCGGACGAAGCCAACGCGGGAGCGCCGTGCATCCGCACTCCCACGCTTCGCCGTCCCACTTCACGGTGGAGATCCAGAACTTCGTCGTCGTGATCGATCCCATCCACGCGTAGCGGGAGTCGACGCGCTTCTCGGTCACTTCACAGTCGGAGTACTTCCCCGCGTTGAAGTCCGCCCAGACGAACGCGTACGACGTGATCATGCCCTTGTGTTCGACGTCGGCTTCTTCGAGCGCGGCGTTGCGTCGGATCGCGGATGGATCGGTCCCGCCGAGCGGCGTGTACGACTCGCCGTCGACGACGAGGGTCTTGTCGTGCGTCGTCACGAGCACGGACACGCCGTCACGACGGAGGAACTTCCAGCACGTCGAGAGGTGCCGCGCTTTCGCGCGTATCAGGCCAACGTGAGCGGGTGCGATCGTGAGCGGCACACGAGACTCCTCACTTCGTCGATCGGAACGGGCTCGACGTCGGGGATCGTCGGCGCGTAGTTGCGCCACCACTCGACGAGAGCGGTCTGCGCTTCGGCCGTGTTCCACTTCTGGTTGACGCGCGCCCGCATGTCGACGGGGAGCGCGGCGATCATCTCGAGCGTCGCGCGCGGAAGCGCCGGCACGCCCGATGCGAGATCGACGGCGATCGCAACCTTCGCGTGATGCTCCCAAGTGTCGGCTTCGCACTCGGCGCGACGTTCCGGCGTGAGCTCTCCGATCATCCGCTTGAACGCACGGGCGAGCGCGAGCAACTTGCCGAACACGCGGCCTTGATCCGCGGCGTGATGTTCGATCGCGGCGATGCGTGCGCGCAGGCGCCGCGCCTCGAGATGCGCGCGACGCGTCTCGATCGATCGTCCGTTCTCGTCGTCGTACGCCGGGTGCTGCTCCTGCTCCTCGAGATCGAGCCGCAACTTTTCGAGCTCGAAGTAGTACCCCGTGAGCGCGTCGTAGCTCGTGCGCAGATCGCGAAGCGACTGCTGGTAGCACCCGAACGGGGTGCCGCCGTTCGCCGCGATCGCGAAGCGTTCGACTTGGAAGTCCGAGTTGTGCGGCTGGTGATCCGCGAACAAGCCCTCGATGTCGTTCATCGCATCGCTCCGCCCATACTTCCGATCCCCGTTCTCGCGACGTTCATCGCCGCGATCGCGCTCCAAGTGTCTTGCTGGTATCGCACGCACGACGTCGACGCGGTGTCGGCGTTGTCCTGCCCGCTGAGGTAGAAGCCGGCGCCGTTCGCCGAGACGCCCGCGCCGCCCCATCTCGCGCCGAGCGACAACGCCGAGCGCGCGATCCAAGTGTCGTTGACGGGGTTGTATTCATCAAGTTGTTGGAAGCGCGTGATCGGCGCGATCTCCGTGCGCCCGCCGACGGCGTACGCCAAGCCGTTGATCTGAAACGTCGCGATCGAATGGCGGAACGGCGAGACATGGTTCGCGATCGTCCACCATGTATCCGTGTAGATGTTCCTCGCGAGATTCGGCGTCGGCTCTGGCTCGCCGCCCATCACGATCACGCGCTCGCGCCCTTCGATCATCACGGCCGAGAAGCGCGTCTTGCCGATCGGCTGAGCCGAGCGACCCGTCCACACGCCGCCGAGCGACGAGCCGCCGCCGCGAACGTAGCGCATCGTCTTCGTCGCGCCGTTCCCCGCGCCGCCGTAGATCTCTCCGAAGTCGCGACGCACGCTCGACGCGGCCGCGCATTGTCCGGTCTGAAACGGCGCCGCGGGTCGCACGGTCCACGCCGTCGTGAGCGTGTTGTAGTCCGACGTCGTCACTGATCCCGTGATCGGGAAGTCGCCGACGACGAAGTAGTCTTGCCCGAGCACGAACGCGCCGCACTCGCGATGCACTTGGCCCGCGTTCCCCGCCGCCCATGTATTCGTCGGGAACGGCGTCCAGATCGACAACGATCCGACGGGCGATCCACTGTTCACGAAGAAGCGGCGAAAGACGAAGGGATTGCCGGCGCCCGTTCCGATCGAGCGCGCTCGTCCGGTCCACGTTCCCGTGATCGTCGAGTTGTCCGTGAGGTACGCCTCGAACACGAAGCCCGCCGTGAGCGACGCGCCGACGTTCACGCCGTCGGCCGTCTTGATCTGCAACGCGGCGCCGCCCGCGACGTTCATGATGATGAAGATGGGCCCGCCCGTCGGGATCGTGCGCGCGTCGGGGAGCACGACGTTCTGCGCGCCCGTGGCTTTGATCGCGTAGCAACGCGCCTCGTGCTGGTTGATCGTCAACGACGCCGAGATCGCCTTGTATTTCCCGCCGCCGAAGAAGCGCGCTTGCGAGATCACGCGTCAGTACCCGACCCACTGATTCGTGCCCGCGGCGTCGGGGATGATCACGAACGTCGCCATCGTCGCGGGCGCGATCGTCGCCACGATCGCCGCCGTGTGATCCTGCACGGTCGGCGTGAACGTAGGCGAGAAGTTGTGGATCGTGAACCAGATTCCGCCGGCGGGGATGAGCGTCGCGTTCGGGAGCGTGATGAGCCGCGAGTTGGAGTTCGGCACGATGCCGATGGCGAGCGGGTCGTTCGGCATTAACACGATGTCCGCGTTGAACGGGTTGATCGTCATGCCGCCGCGATAGTTGTACTCGTCGTCGATCGGAGTCTCGTTCAAGATCTCCTCGACGGGGATCGTGTCGTTCGCGCGGAGCTCGTGTCCGTCGAAGCGGATGCCGAACAGATCGTCGGCCTCTTTGCCGAAGCGCACGGGCACGTCGAACTGCCCGCCCCACCGGATGTCTTGCGACGCGGGCGGCGCCGTGTTGAACACGATGAGCCCGCCCGTGTAGCTGATCGAGAAGTCCGTGCCTTCGACTTTCGTCACGCCGTTGAGCGACGCCGTGATCGTGCCGACGACGGGCTTGTCGATCCGTCGCGCGATCGGCGGACCCGCGCCCGATCTCGAGTAGAGCTTTTGGAGTTGGAAGATCTTGGTGACGCCGTCACCCGTCGCGACGTACTGATCCATCGGACCCGTCGCCGTCAGTCCGATATGCGACTGATCCGTCGCGAAGTCGGACCAGTCCTTCCAGCGAAAGCCGTGGAGCGCGCCCTTCATGACGCGCACGAACGACACGACTTCGGCCATCTGCTGACGCGTCTTCACGCCGTTCTGCGCGTTGTAGACGAGGCGCGTGCCGCTCCACCTTGCCGTGCGTTCCTCCGCTCCGCTCCCGACTTGCACGATCGCCGTGTTGTGCTTCGGCCCGCCGAGCGATCCGTACGAGATGCCGTCGGGGAAGCGCGTCTCCCAAAATGACATGGAGTTAGATCCCGCTCCGTTCAAGCCCGCGCCGGAAATCCGCCGCCATCTGACGCGCCGACGATCGGGCGCCTTCGACGTCGGCGCCGCCCCGGATCGTCACGTTCTGGACCAAGTTGACGACAGTCCGATCGCCGCCGCCGTCCGAGCCGCCGTGGAACGTCCCAGAAGGCACCAGACCGCCGCGGCCGAACAACGTGACGCCAAGATCGCCCCCCACCCGTCCGATCGGCAGAAGCCCTCCTAGCGCGTCCGAGCGCACGGACAATCCGCCGGGTCCGTGGCGTAGCGGCATGACGGCTTCGGGACCCGCTTCGCCCATGAGCCCGGCGCCGCGAGCCATCGGGAAGAACGTCGGCCGATCGACGATCCCGCCGCGAGCGAACGGCACGAGCGACCCGCCCGAGAACACGTTGCCGTGTTGCGACGCGACGCCGCCGAGGAACGACGCGAAGATGCCCGACAACGCCGACGACAACGGACCCGTGACGAACGTGCGGATGCCGATGCGCGCGAACTCAAGGCCGAGATCGCGCACGATGTCCTTCAAGTCCTTCGCTTGCAGGATCGCATCCTCAAAGCCCGACGCGATCGCGTTCGCTGCATCGTCAGCCGCGCGTTGAAGCCGCTCCAGTTCTTGGCGTTGCTGCACGAGCGCACGGATCGCTTCCTTCTGAGTCTCGGTCGCGCGGCCTTGCGTGGCGCGCACGAGCTCGAGCACCGCCGCCTCCTGTTCTCTTGCGTCGATCGCGAGAAGGATGAGCGGGAGTTCTTCCTTCATCGCCTTCACGCGATCGTCAAAGATCTTCGTGTCGCCCTTCGACTGGATCGCTTGGTTCAACTCGACGAAGCGTTCGCGAAGCGCGTCGATCTCCGTCGACTTCGATCCGATCTTCGCGAGCTCGGCGTTGAACCCGATGAGCCGCGCCTCCGCATCCGTCGCGCCGATCGTCGCGAGCGTGGCTTCGAGCCCTTCGATGGCTTGCTTCGCCGTCGAGATCGCGGTGGCGTCGCGCAGATTGTTGATCGCGCCCGCGAGCTTGTCCGCGAACAGCTTGGCCTTCTCGCCCGTCGTCTCGAAGCCTTGCGCGAGCGCGTCGTTCCTGATCTTCAGTTCTTCGGCGGCGAATCCCGTGAGCTTCATCGCCGCGGCTGACGCGTTGATCTTCGCGATGAAGTCCGTTTGCGCTTGATCGAGTCGCACCGCACGATCGGCTTCTTTCGGGTCCACGTTCGCGACGCCCGCCGCGCGTGCGCGTTGCAAGTCCTCGAGAGCGTCGGCGCGATCGCGGTCCGCCTCCGCGATCTTCTTCGCCGCGTTGACGTACTCCGGGTGGAGCTTCACGAAGTCTTCGTCGGCCCTGTTGAGGTTCGCC